AATCATCTGGTTCATTCAGAATGACTTCTATCATCATATCAGGCGACCATTGTACAGTGGGTTCTTGAACGACACTCATTTTGTTCCTCCAGTTTCAAATTTCGATTTAATAAATGTTAGTTGCTCCTTTGTCAGAATCCTCAAAGCCTGCTGTGCCTTTTCATTACTATAATTATAATAACGCTTGACAATATCAAGATCTTCGATTTTATCTTTACGGAGCCAAGGAGAATACCTCCTTTTAACCCTCAGAATATTTATAAGAAAGTCATATTGCATTTTTTTAGGAAGAAAATGATACTGATTCAATTCATTCACAAACATAATACAATCAATTTCTCCAGAAAGACACCGATTAATAATATATGGAGCATACCCCTTCTCAGTTGAAGGATCTTCATCAATCAGGTTCTTCTTCGTTTGATTGATTGTGTTCAACCAGTCCTTCAATTCAGGCATCAACTAATCCCTCACCTTTCAATCTATTGTAATTATAGCAACCATCAAAACTAAATTGAATTTTGGGAGTTTTTGTGTAATTAAATAATAGCAGTTCTTTACGTTGTTTTTGGTCTCTCATATATTCACCAACAGAACGCATCGTATAAGTCAGATCAAACTCAGCAGCATTCCATTTTCCACCTAAGAAACGATCTTTGACAAGTTGATCGGTATTATAACTTACCAACATATCCATATTATTGGAATTGCAATCAGCAGCAAACTTATCGTGATCAAATCCTTTGTGCATTGATCCCTTACGCCCATAGAGATTATCCTTAATGTCATAAGGAGGGTCAAGATACATAAAAGCACCTTTATTTCCATCCATCAGATAATCATAGGAATAATTAGTTATACGCCATTTAGAGATAAGTTTAGAATACTCAGGCAGTTTCTCAATACCTCGCAGAGAAAAGTTGCTGTTTGATGCCTGAGGAGAAAAAGAAGAACTTTCGGTAAGACCACTAAAGGAGCACTTATTAACGATATAAAATCTGACTGCTCGCTCAAAATCTCCAGTCTTAGGATCATTTAGGATAGTTTTAGAGATGTCAAACAACCCCCTTGCAGAATCAGGATCAGGGCAGGCACTCTTAAAATGTAATAGATGGTCCTTAAGTTCCGTTCCAAACATCTGGAGTTGCTGCCAGAAGATTACAAGCGGAGAATAAAGGTCATTCACCCAAATCTTGAGGTCTGGATATTTTTTAGTAATATGAATTGCCACAGAACCACCGCCAAGAAATGGTTCTCGAAACTCATCATAATTTCGGAGGTCTGGGAAATAGGGGTCCATCTTGGTGCAAGCACGGGACTTTCCGCCCGGATACCTCAAACAAGTTTTTAGTTGTTTTTGACTAATTGACATTTATAGGATCTCCAAAAGATTATCAAGAATTTCTGCAGAAGTAATACTTTTTTTGGCAGGAGTTACATTACTTGCAAGAATAGTGAAGTCGCCAGCAAGAAATTTGCACTTTGCAACTGGAGATTTGGGAGTAAAATAAGTGCGTTTTTCTACAGTTTTCCAATCAGTCAACCCAAGTGTCATATTAAAGGTATCAACAAGGAACATGTAGTCAAATGTTTTCTCTACTACTTTAGTTTCTCCACGGAAGTTTTTAAGATCAATTGCCCCAGTAGAACCATTTTTATTAAACAGGCGTAGTTTGCCCTTCATTTCATACAGTTCATTGTTAGAAGAAATAAAATCTACGCCATCTCGATGATCACCAACATATTCAAATTGGTCACCACTCCATCTTGCAAATGATTTCTCTTGTAACCAAGTCCTAAGAGTTTTAAAAGCATTTGATTTCATTTGCGTTGTATTAGTTGCTTCGACGCAACCAAAGAACTCTTCAAGATTAATTTTAGAAAGATTAAATTTCATAATTAGGTTTGTTATACTTTAGGTATTCAAAAAAAGTAAGTTTCATTTCTTTCTGAGTCATTCCACAATGCTTTGCTGCCTGTGGAAGATTCATTTTAGAATAAAAGAGTGCTTCATTTGCCTCTTTCACATTCTGAGGAGTTGTCTTGACTGGCACTTCATATAAGGATGCCTTATTGACTTTATATGGATTCACTTGAAATTGCACTCCACCATAATTTCAGTTAGACAGGCAAGTAAATTTATCTCTTGGTCCGCAACAAATGCCGATTGATATTGATACTTTGCCACAACTAATACTGCGGCAGCAATAGAAGGTCCATCAAGAACATCGTACAAGGAGTCATAGATACGACGCAAAATGATATTGGTGTCATTATCCAAATTGGAAACAACCCACTTACGAACTTCGGAAAAGTTCTTTTCTTTCAGATACTTGTTTAGTTCATTTACGGAGATGTCCGAAAAGGATGCCAAAATACCCGAATCAATTTCACCACTAACTGAATATCTTTGACATTCGTTAGTGACCCGTCTGAAGTCGGGGAAGTGCTTGTTTATCAGTTCCGCAAGGACCTTCGGATCATATCTGACGCCCTCCTTATCCAGGATGTTTTGTAGACGCTTGAAGAAGGATCCCGCCAACTTGGTCTTTTCTTTTCCCTTGATTGTGAAGTCAATGACGGCACATCGGGAATGGAGGGGTTCAATGATTTTGTTTTTGTAGTTACAGGTGAAGATGAATCGGCAATTACCAGCAAATTCCTCAATAAACGCCCGTAAGAGGAGTTGAACATCGTTACTTGTGTTATCTGCTTCGTCAATGATGATGACTTTGTGTTTAGCATCTGACGAAAGTGAGACGGTCGAAGCGAAGTTTTTCGCATTGTTTCGGACAGTATCGAGGAATCTACCTTCGTCGGATCCATTGATGACATAACAATCTACCCCCAATTCATTACATAGTGCCTTTGCCACAGTGGTTTTTCCTACACCAGCAGGACCACACAGAAGCAGGTTAGGCAGTTCACCACTATTTAGAAAGTCTTGAAAGGTCTTTTTAGTTTGCTCAGGAAGAATACAATCTTCAATTTTACGAGGTCTCCAGCGTTCGCACCACAAGAAGTCAGTTCTGTCTGTGTTCATAATTTTTCACAAATAAAAATAATTAAATTTAGTCCAAAATTGGGCGATAAACAACAATCTTTGAGGCAAAAAAGTGTTAGTGCCTTGTTTATAAGACCCATTCTGGACGCCTCTGCGGCATACGAAGATAGTTGTCCTTCACCCAAGTTTTTGAGGAAATATATCTTTTATATGCCTCAAATGTATCTATGGAAGCATCAAGTTTATACTCATCGGGCATAGCACGGGCAAAAGGAGTCACTTCAGTAATCTTTCCTTTGGGAAAAAGGTAGTAGGCATCCACAAGAGTATTATAGCACGAATGGGTCTTACCATATCGCAACTGAAACTCATCACACAGGTTCATACCCCACTTAATTAACCAGTAGGCATTATCAATCGATTCTGCTGCCCACCGAGTACAGGGGTGATTACGAAAAGCACCTTTCTCCGTTGCATATGGAGTTCCATCTTTCTTCGGAAGAGTACCGTAACCGTGACCCCATTTCTCAGATGCTACAATAGACAGCATTTGACAGCATTCGAGAGACATTTTCGTTATATGACGGTCAGGAAGTACGATTGCAGACTCTGCAGGCCACGGCGATGTTACGAATATATTCATCAGAAACAGTATTTCTTAAGTTGATGAAGAACTTCCTCTGGTTTATCTTCTAGATAATATGCCTCCGTTTCATAAATGGCATATGAACCAGTTGCCTTTACTGACCTCATCACATCATTTAGTTTATACTGGTTCAGAGAAGCAGATATTCCCAGTTTACCACCCTTACACGCCTGTGCTACGTGAACTGCTTCGTGATACACAGTTTCATTTACATAATGCTTAACCGGACTAATTGTGTTTTTGATATTATCTAAACAGATTATAAAATCAGGAGTCTTTAGAAGTCCAAATAACTGCTTGTCTCTACAGACTGGAGCATTTTCTCTAACATTATAATTCTTTAGCATAATTTTGCTAATTATTTCCTGACCAGCAGGAGTCAAATAGAGTAGAAATTCCATAATAAAGAAGAAAGAATCAATTAAAAGTGCTGTCTGGTTCCAGAGCAATCCAATAAGAAAGATTGTGCTTAGTATTAGTGAATTGTGAAAGAAGTTTCCTTGACACGACCACATTATAAGCACCGGAAACAATCTTACTGATGTTCTCAACCTTGAAGTTGAAAGTAAATTGTTCGTCAGTTTCACCCACAACGATAGAGTATTCGTTAGAAGTATCATTCTTCTTATCACGA